GCCGCTGTGATTGCGGTCGCTGTCTCGTCGACCCTTGGCAACAACTCGGCCCTCCACGCGAACCAGCTTGAGACTCAGATCCCCTGGATCTGGCTCTACGAGCTGCAGACTAACGAGGACCCGCCTCGGCGGTACAGGCTGACGAACTTCACGCAGAGCGTCCAGTTCGGCCTGAACGCCAGCGGGCAGCCCTTGACCTACTCCCCTGCCCCGATCACGCACGGGAACGTGGAGGAGGGCACGGACGGCAGCCTGCCGACCATCCCGATCACCCTCGGGCACGCGGGGCCGCTGGTAGGTGCGACGATGGACGCGGCAGACGGGTTCGTCGGCCTCCCTGTCCGCATCATGCTCGTGAGCGCCCTCGACATCGCGAGCGGTGAGCCGGCGGTGTCGCAGCAGGGGGAGGTCGTCTCGGCGGCTGTGAAGAGCGAGGCCATCGTTCTTCAGGTGTCAGCCTTCAACCTGTATCAGCTCCAGTTCCCGCCCTTCATTCACAGCCGGAGGCGATGCCGGTGGATCTTCGGCTCCGCCGAGTGCGGCTACAACACTGAGGTGGCTGGCGCAGGGTTCTCAACCTGCAACAAGACCCTGGAGAACTGCGAGGAGCGGGGGGACGACGAGGTCGCCCAGGGCTTCGCCCGAGCGCACCCTGCCCGGTTCGGAGCATTCCCTGGCATCCCGCGAGCCGGCCAGTGATGGGCATGATGCGCTACGACGACCTGCTCGCGCTCCGGTACGAGGCAGGCTCTCATGACCCCGAGAACGGCGCGTTGGACTGCTATGGGGCGACTGCCGAGATCGTCGCCCGAGCGCACGGGGAGGCAGCCAGGGACAGATTCCTGGGCCTGCTGAAGAAACCCACGCACAACTGGATTCGGGTCGAGGGACCAGCGAGGCTAGGCGATGTGGTACTAAGCCTTGCGGGAGACGGGCTCCATGTGAGCGGAGTGGCGGCGACGAGCCCGACGCTCGTGGTTTCAGCGGCCACGGGCTACGGGGTGTACGCGCAGCGCCTCAGCACGGTCAAGGACGTCCAGGGCATCTACCGCGACCCGGAGACCCAGTGCCTGTAGTCGTCTCGATCAGCAACCCGCTGCGCTGCGACGAGCGAGAGATCAGCGTTGCGGAGGTCGGGGCGACGGTGGAGAGCCTGAAGCCGGAGGGCTGGGGCGCAGTGTCCGTTCGCGTCAACGGCATCGAGGAGGCCGACGACTACCGCCTGCGCGAGGACGACATGGTCGTCGTGTTCCGGGTGCCGGAGGACCTGCTGACGGTTGCGTTCGTCGCTCAGAACCTCCTGATCTCCATCGCCGTCAGCGCAGCCTTCGCGCTGCTCTTCCCGCCGCCCAAGCCGAAGCAGCGCCGAGACGATGAGTCGTCTGCGGTCTACGGCTTCGCAGGCGTCACTAACGACCGCGCTGAGGGCAACCCGCTGCCGATCATCTACGGAACGATGCGAGTCGGCGGCACGATCATCAACGAGTTCGTGAGCGTGCAGGGGCTCCCGCCGAAGAGCACGCTCCGGCAGTTGATCGGATTCGGGGAGGGGCCGATCACCGCCATCGGAGGCATCGAGACAGACACCCCGGCGACGGTGCCGCTGACCGGCGGCAACATCCCGAACCAAGTGTTCATCAACGGGAACAACGCGCAGAACACGCCGGACCTGAAGGTGTGGCTGCGGATGGGCAACAACGAGCAGGAGTCGGTCCCTGGCTTCAACGAGACGCGCGTGACGTTCCCGATCGAGTCGGACCTGACCGTGCCCGAGGATGACTTCGGCAACTTCTCTCCAGCTCAGACTGCGAACCTCATCACCGGCTTCAGCACCGCTGGCGATGACGAGTTCACAGCGGTAAACGATCCGCTATGGGAGGCGAACGCCGTCACTTACGACTTCACGGCAGAGGACGTTGACGGGTTCGTGTGGACCCTGAGCTTCCCCGGAGGGTACTACGCTCAGAACACGAGCAGCGGAGCCATTCAGAGCGCGTTCCTCGGCTACCAGATCCGGTACATCGAGCTGGATAACGTCGGCAATCCGATCACCAGCGGAGGCTACAACAACGACGGGTACGTCCGCTTGCCCGTCGTTGACCCGATCGCCCTTGCCCAGCGTGAAGGCTTCCAGATCCAAGACAGCTACAGGTTTGAGGACCCGCAGGTCAACGTGCCCGCCACGCCGGGCAACAAGGCACTGACGACTGGGTCGAACGGCAGCAACTTGTCCTACGCATCGAGCACAGGAGGCTACGCCGCAGGGCAGGAGGCGTTCACGTTCTCTGTGTTTGGCTGGGTCAAGATCGCGACCGGCGGCCCTCAGGACTTGATCTCGAACCTCGGCCCGACGACGGGGAGCAGCCGAACCGGCTGGGCGCTTTCCGTTGAGAACGTGTCGTTCAACTCAGGCGGCACGGTGCCGGTGCTGACGCTCACGCTGCAGAGAGGTTCGTCGACCTTCCAGTTCCGAGCGGGCAACGCATTCTGCTTCCTTAGCGGAGGGTTTGAGACCTGCATCCCCGACACGCCTCCGGCAACGCCTGCGGAGGGGCGGTTCGATTCGAGCGCAGAAGGTCAGTGGCTGCACATCGGTGCTAGCTGGGACACTCAGGGCAACGAGCGCATCAGCCTCTTCATCAACGGACAGTCAGTGCCGTTCATCCCTGTCACCGACAACGTCCGGTTCAACTGGTCAGGCACACCGCTGGTCGTCGGCAACAGAAACGCTGTACACCCTGGCTCGTCCGTCAGCTTCGACGAGGTGAAGTGCTACACGATCTACGTCGATCAGACCTTCGCCGCAGCCGAGTACAACAATGGGTTCGGCATCCCTGACGCAGTCGCAGGCAACAGCCTCTTCCTCTGCTTCCGGTCACCCTTCGAGGACTCGGCAGGCACCTCCTCGCATAGCACAGCAGAGGAGTGGTGGGCCGCAACGCCGACCCTGAACGTCGGCGCGACCTCTGGCGTCACTGGGGGCGTTGTGCGCGTTGGCGCAGCAGGGGCCTACAAGCGCAGCAAGTGGCGCGTCGAGATCCTCCGCACGACGAGGCGCAGCAACCGAGCCAGCATCGCCAACGCCGTCGAGGTGCAGGCGATCAGCAGCGTCCTGAGCCAGAACTTCACCTACCCGAACACGCCCATCCTCGGCATCGAGGTGGACTCCAGCGAGCAGCTCAACGGTGGCCTCCCGACGACCACGGCAATCGTCAAGGGCCGCCCGGTGCCAGTCTGGGACGGGATCAGCACGACGCTGCCGACGACCGTGCTGACCTTCACGGCGAACCCGGCCTGGGTCGCGCTCGACCTCGTGCTCAACCGGCGGTACGGCCTCGGCAGGTTCTACGACCTAGCCGACATTGACCTTGAGCAGTGGAGGGCATGGGGAGACTACTGCGACGAGGTTGTCTACGACGGACGCCCCAGAACGGTCATCGCCAACCCTGGTGCCGTGGATGACGCAGACATCTACTTCGACAACACGACGACCGACCCGGCCTCTGGGGAGATCCGAGGCGCAATCTGGTTCGAGATCGGTATCCAAGAGCTGAGCGTCCTGCCTGACACATGGAAGGCGGGCTACTTCCTTCGACTCGCTGGGTTTCCTACGGCGACGACGCCGGGCGTCAGCAACGACATCAACAGCGGCACGGGGGCTGGATACGAGATTATCGAGGCCCAGCTACTCGACGGCGTGTGGACCATCAAGTGCTACTGGGACCGGCTGACGGAGCCGGATCCGTGGACGAGCGGGCAGCGCCTCGGGGCAGACGTTCTGACTCCCACCGATCTCAACGGTGCCTCAGTGGAGGGCGGCCAGCGTCGGTTCGAGTTCAACGGCGTGTTCGACCGGACCGGATCCGCGTGGGATGCCCTGCTGGAGATTTGCGCGGTTGGCCGAGCGGCACCGGTGCCTGTCGGTAGCAGCCTTAGCGTGCGATTCTCGCGGCCCAGGACGCCCATCGGTGTGCTGACGGCGAGCAACATGATCGAGGGCAGCTTCGAGGTCGACTTCAGCAGCGCCAAGACCCGCCCGAACGCCCTGACGCTGAACATTCTCGACGCGCAGCAAGGCTTCGAGCCGGTCCCCGTGCAGGTGCAGAGCGAGGAGCTGGACTCCGTCACGAACCAGACGTTCATCCGGCAGGAGAACAGCCAACTGTTTGGGGTCACCGATGCAGGGCAGGCGGAGCGCCACGGGAACTACATCCTGCTAACTAACCAGCTCCAGAAGAGGAGCGGCAAGTTCAGCGCCGCGATGGACGCCCTGCCGTATCAGGTGGGCGACCTCCTGCGCGTGTCGAGCGAGGTCCTTCCCAGGGGCGCGTCAGGCCGCTGTGCTGCGTCCGCCGCTCCATCCGAGCCCGGAGCCCTTCAGGACCGTCAAGACTTCACAGGCGGCTCCTGGACCGCCTCCTCGGTAACTGTGACGGCGAACACGGGCGCGGACCCGTTCGGGGGCAGCACCGCCGACACAATCGACGGCACCGGCTACGTTGAGCAGGCGATCGGCTTCTCCGACAAGAGCGACGGGTGGGTGAGCGTCACCGTTTGCGCCGAGCAGATCCTCAACGCATCGCCGCGCATTGAGCTGGTGACCGACCGGGCGACCACGGGGGTGACCTTTGACCTCAGCGCTGTCACTGCCTCCGCCGACGACTCGTTTGACCAGCCGACGCGAGGCTCCATCCAAGACCTCGGCGGCTTCAACCGATACCTCTCCGCATCGTTCTTCGTCAAAGCCCCAGATGGCCGCGAGAAGACGGCCTCGGTCACCTTGCGGATCTACCCGAGGGCAGGCGGAGCCTCAGGCTCAGCGAGGTTCAGCTTCGCCAACGCCACCCAGGGCGAGTACGGCGCGATCCCGATCCCGACGAAGGGGGCCATCATCGACCGGCCTGTCACGATTGAGGCCGCGACGAACTACACCCTGTTCGTGCAGGACTTCCGTGGCAACAGCGTCTCCGCGAGCCTCGACACGACCCTGACGCCGCCCGGCACCTACGAGGCGGGCAGCACGCTGTTCACGAGCAACACGCTGAACACGATTGCCGTCCGAGGCTCCGCGTACATTGTGGCCTCCTCCGCTGAGGAGCTGATCGTGGAGGTCAGCGGTATCAGCCGGAAGCGCGACATGAGCGCCGACTTTGAGTGGGTCGAATACAACGAGGGCGTGTTCGCGGATGACGCCATCGAGGACACGCCCGGAGGAGCGATCCGCCAGCTCCCTGACCAGAAGCCAGCGCCGAACCTTCAGCCGACGTCGCCGCTGGCCTCCAGCGCCACGGACAACAACACGGAGCCGACGCCCGGCAACTTCCAGCTCCAGCTCAGCGTGACGTGGACGAACAGTCCGGCAACGGCAGCGACCCAGACGGGGTGCCGCGTGTTCTGGCGAGTGTTCGAGAGCGCCGGTTCAGCGCAAGGTGGCTGGACGCTTGGCTCAGAGGTCTCTGGGCTCTCCTCTACGGCATCCTGCGTCCTGCCTGGAGCCCTGGTCGGGCAGCTCATTGAAACGAGCGTGGTGCCCATTACAGCGGCCTTCCCGGCGCAGCCTCCTCAGTCAGGCACTCGGGCGGTCCACCGGATCAAGGGGCTGTCGTTCCGGCCCGAGGCACCGACCTCGCTGACAGCCGAGGCGGAGGACCTGCTGGCAACCTACACGGCGGCCTACATCCCGAGCAACGATGGCCCTGAGCGGCGTCGAGTGCTGACGATTGAGACCCGACGAGGTGGATGGGTCCTCGGGCAACGTGTAGCCGAGACCCGCGAGGGGCAGCTGACCGCAATCACGCCGGACCTGTTCGTCCCTGTGTCGGACGCCAGCGTTGGCCGGCTCCACGCCCGAAGCAAGGCCCGGAGCGACACGTTCTCAGCAGAGGCTACAGTAGACCCGAGCCTCTCGGTCCTCGCAGCCGCCTACGACAGCGTGAACTTCGCGATGGGTGGCACCGCGACCTGGGAGACCTACTCCGCCGGTTCGTGGTATCCCGGCTTCCCTGACGTTGACGGCCCGGCGGTGTCGGGTGCTCTGACCGAGAACGCGGACGGCGAGCTGGAGTTTACCGGCAGCGGGCTCGTCGGGACCTACATCACGCGCTGGGACAACACGACCATCGTGGACACGAGCGCCCAGGCCCCTCGCCGCCTCCTCGTGACTGCTGCCGCTGAGGCTGAGCAGGTCCACCCAAGAACCATCGGCGGAACGGCGCTGCCGCTTGACTCCTTGGAGCTTCAGAGATGGAGCTTCGAGGGACCGACCGAAGTGGCTGCTGACGACCAGGCAAACTGCACGTTGAAGATGCAGATCCGCACAAACGTCGACGGCACCTCTTCCGGCTGGTCGGACTGGCAGCCGTTCACCTGTGGCATCTACACGGCCGTCATGGTCAGGATGCGCCTCATCTCGACACGGCCAGACGACACCTACAACATCCGCATCAAGCGGTTCCACACAAACATCATCGTCCCGAGGCGCAGCAACGTCGAGCAAGGGCCGAC